GTTAAAGGTGGAAGGACATATTCGACTGGATGGAACCGCCAAGACTAAAGTCTGCGCCAACGGTTTCCGCTTCAATAGGTTGCCAGGTGAACCCGAAGCCTGCAGAACCATCTGATAGAACGTCAGTTCCACCTAGTTCAGAAACACCAAGAATAAACTGTCCTTGACCTGCAAGAACATCGGTGCCACCAAGAAGACTAACGCCAAGGATGAATAGGTCGCTGGCTTCGTCTGGTAAGTAAAGTTCAACCTTTAGATCTGTAGCAATGTTAAAATTACTTATCATTTCAAAGCCTTAGCCAAGGTGGTGCCTGTAGCCTTTTCAAACTGTGCAACAGTCTTAATGACCGACTTGGCATCGGTTACAGTCTTTACGTTGACGTTAACGGTTGTGCCAGTTGTCTTAGTGGTCTTTGGTGCGGTGAATGTCATGTTGCTACCGCCAGCCGATGGTGCAGCAGTAGACTGACCGCTAAAGTTCAACGCGCCACCAGAGGCATTCAAGTTAGCCTGGCTGAAGTTAATTTGCTCATTCAACCATTTAATAGTTTCTAGTGCGGTAATCATCAAAGTCAAAGCAGGCAGAGCAGTCTTAGCTGCAAGACCGAGAGCAGTAGTAGCACCAGCACCAAGATTAGAAGCCAAAGTGTACAACTTCAAACCAACGGTCAAAGTACCAATAACACCGATAAGAACTAAGAACGCCTCTTTGTTATCAACAACCCAGCCAAGCAAAGTAGTGAAGTTACCAATAAGAGCAACAACTAAGTCAATGAGGCCTTGTAGTTTCTCTTGCCCCTCTGGAGTAGCCAACCATGTTGAGAACTCGTTTAGAACAGGCAATAAAGCCATACCGATTTGCTCTTGCATTTCACCAAAGATGATTTGCATACGCTGATAAGGATCAGTGTTCGCAGCTGCTTCGGCTGCACCTGCAAAGGTTTTCTCCAATTCGGCTAGTGGGTCTTTTGCGCCCTTTAGCGATGGAATGAGTTTTAGAAGTGCAGTATCAGAACCAGCCAAAGACTTAGCCATAGCCTGCGAAACGCTATCAAGGCTTTTACCAGTAGCAGCGGAAGCATCCAGAGCAATTTTTAGAAGACGGTTGGATTCGGTTACGTTGCCTGTTGCAATGAATAACTTTTGGTAAGCAGGGCGTAGGTCATCGTCAGCAACCGAAGTCTGCAGCTGCATGGCTTTGATAGCCTTTTCAGCCTCGGCAATTTGAACCTTAGAAGCCTTGCCGGTGTTTTCCATGGCAGTTGCCAACAAGGTCATAGACTTGGTATCTTCAACCGCAGCCTTAGCGGCTTCCTCAAGTTCACGCTTAATAACACCCAGCGAGAAACCAATACCAATAGCAGCAAAAGCCTTAGTGATACCGCGAGAAACGCTTGATGCGCGTTTGTTCATTTGTTGAAGTTGGGTCTGTGCGCCCTTAGTAGCAGCTGTGAGGTTTTTGAACTCGCCAAGAATCTCAACGTTGAGAACTAAACTCATTCCATTACCTCATTCATCTCATTCCAGACCTTGATAAAAGCCTGGTACTCAAGAAGAGTTATCGCCCGGTAATCGCTTGGTGACATTTTAGTCAACAAACAAAACCGAGCCATACGCTCTGCCTGTAAGTGCTTTATGCTTTTGGGTCTTCTGCAACACCCTTGAACAACTCAAGAGCCTCTGCAAAAGTAACCTTGCCAGCGTCTTCCATTTTGTAATTCGGATCAGTGCGCTTCTTAGCAACCCAGATGATTGCCTTGAGAGCCTTGCCCTTAAGTTTGCCTGCGCCCATTAGTTCATCCATAGCAGTGCCGCTAAGGTTCTCAATGGTTTCTACCTCGTCAAGAGTTAGAGTGCTGAAAAAGTCCTGTGTCATTCTTCTGTGCCTTTCGTGCTGTTGAATGCTATAAGTGTATCAACAGTCCGGTAATAGTTGCGGTATACCTCGTCCCTAGTGATTCCTAAAGCCTTGGTAAAGAACGGTTGTGGTTTTATGTTGCGTTTGAACCAACCCCAGTGAATAGGGTTAGCGTAAGGTACTTTGCCGTTGTTACCTGCCGAAACAGAAACGCGGGTTAGTGCTTTAGAAACACGAATAGAGTTTCTTAGCGCACCTGTGCGTACTGGCACCAAGGTTCGGGCTTCGCGAGCTACAATGTCACCGGCTTGTGAGCCAGCAGCTTTGATCTCCGCATCAGGTACACCAATAGCCTGTAGAGCCTTGATGCCTGACTTTAAACCTTTTACCTTGATGCCAGACGCTTGAGCCATCTTTAAGCGGTGGTGTCGATTTCCACGCCGTAGTAGATGTGTGATGCAGGAGTGTGCGGTGTGTTCTTGACGGTTAGGTCAATAGCAAACTTCGCAATTTCGTTGCTTGTTAGTGATAGCGGTGGCAACTGGTCAAATACAACAGTTCCCTTGTAGTGCGGCTGGTCGGCTGATGGTGAAGCGTTACCGTTAGGTGCAACGGTAAATGCTACCTCGGTGCCGAAGTTAGACCACAGTACCTGGTATAGCGATGTGTCTTCGCCAGAAGTAATACCCTCTAGGTGAAGTGTCCACTGACCACCAACGCGAGTTTCGCAGAATGTCTGAACATCGCCCGGGGCATCGTCCAGGGTAAGTTCTACCATGTTTGCGTCGCATGCGTAGTCGGTGGTACCGATTTTGAAGACAATGTTACTTGCCTTGATGCGTGTTGAAGCTGCCATTACGGGCGACCTTTCTAAATTGTTATTGCTAGTTGTACGTAAACGTTTGTTGCTAGATATTCAGCGTTGATCCGAATTACAAAATGGAAGATGCTGGCAAGGTCACATTCAGCGAAGCCCTAGAACTATTTAAGGCAGCTGAAACCGACCCAAAAGCATAGGCAAACTACAAGCCGAGCGTATGGCGAGGTTCTGTTTGTTGACTAAGATGTCACCGGCAGATTACCGAAGTCTTACATTAGGCGAGTACCAGGCATTCATTAGTGTCTGGAATGAGATGAACGAGGTAGCAGAATGAGTTTGGTACTCAACGTTGAGATTCTAGGCGAGTTCAAGCAACTTACTGCAGCTACCAAAGGCGCACAAAACTCACTTAATTCTTTAAATAAGCGCACCAAGGCAATTAGCGGCACCATGAATAAGGCGTTCGCTGCTATTGGTATTGGTTTCTCGCTTCGTGTTATTACTCAGCAGCTTGAAGAATCGGCTAAGGCTGCTATTGAAGATTCAAAGTCGATGAACATTCTGGCGTTGGCGATGGAAAACTCTGCCGGTGCAACTAAGGAACAAATCGCCCAGGCTGAAAAGTCAATCAACCGCATGCAGTTCCAAGCCGGTGTAGCGGACGACAAACTTCGCCCGGCGTTCCAAAAGTTGTTTATTGCAACCAAGGATGTAACCGCATCTAACCGTTTGCTACAGATCGCGTTGGATGCTTCGGCTGCTACTGGTAAAGACCTAGACGCGGTTTCTCAGGCTATGGCTAAGTCTTTGGCTGGTTCTGATACTGCACTTGTAAAACTTATTCCATCGCTAAAGGGTGCTAAGGACCCGATGGCTGAATTGGAAAAGACTTTCAAAGGCGCAGCTACCGAAGCGGCAAACATTGACCCGTACCAGAAAATGCAAGTAATCTTCGGTGAACTACAAGAACAAATCGGTATGGCTTTGTTGCCTACCCTAAACAAGTTTTCTGCATGGCTATCAACCCCAGAGGGTACAGCCAAAATGCAAGCAATCATCGACCTAGCCATTGGCATGATTGACAAGTTCCAAATCTTGACTGACTGGGTGCTAAAGAACAAGGATGCAATCATTGCTTTCTCTGGTGTTCTGGCAGGTGCCGTGGTCACTTTCAAACTGATCACAACAGCCATAACCGTTTACAACACCGTCATGGCAGCATCTGCAATTGCAACCGGTGCGCTAACCGCTTCACTTGGACCTTTGGCAGCTGCACTTGCAACCGTGCTAACTCTTTGGACCGCTTACCAAAACATCCAGGCTGGTGGCGGTGTCTTGACATCAGTGCCTAGCGGTTCAGCCGGAAACACATTCCTAGAATCAACTGCTTCCCCATCTGCCGGTGGTAGCAACATGACTTTCAAAACCCCTGCCAAAACTGCTGCTAAAGCACCGGTGACTATTGTCAACAACATCAAAGCAACCCAGTCGGCTGCTCAAATCTCTGCAACATTAAACAAGCAACTAAAGGCTTCAGGTTCTAGCACAATCATTCGTGGCGGTCGCTAATGGCACTTATTGAAGACTTTGACATTGCTACTGATCTAAAGGTTGAACTATTTCTACCAGACACCGATAGCGATGTTTTCATCCTCGGTCTTTCAACACTTGGCGGTGGCGATGTTCTTGGTGGCGTTGGAAACTTCATTCTTGGAACTTCACTACTTGGCAGCACCGATGTTCTAGGAACCGGTTCAGCGTTCATCTGGCAAGCCGTAGAAGCCGACACAATAGCAGCAGACTTCGGCGTTGGTGGCGACATTCAGGACGCTTACTACTTCCAGCCTAACGCCGGGCAAGCCCGAATCTCATTGCAGTCTTACGAATGGGACCCGAACGTCAACAAGAACATTCGCACTAACACAAAGATGCGCGTTCGTTTGGTAAAGGGTGAAATAAACCACACGCTATTCACCGGCTACATCGACACCATCAACGTGCAATATTCTCCACAGGGCTGGAACCGTATTGATATCACGGCTTATGATCTTTGGAAAGCAATAGTTAATTCACGAATTGCAACCTTTGACAACACCGCCTATGCAGCAGGTTATGCCACACCTTTGCAAAACTTTGCAGCTGCTATTCAAGCCGTCGGTGGTACTATGGCACCGGGTTCAGAAGAAACCACCGGTAAGATACCGCTAACTTCAGAAACAGATATTCAGGCTAATGGAATCCTTAACGAAGCATTGCAAGTCGGTTTGGCAATCACTTGGGTTGACCAAGAAGATGAAACTGTTTACTTCCGTCCTCGTCCGGTTTTCGTATCTGGCAGTTCTAGCACTTACACTGTTGGCAATAACCACGGGGATGCTAATCACCTTTGCATGTCTGATATTACTGTCGCCGCTGATGCTGATTCTATTATCAATTCGCTATATTTGGACCTCACATCGGACGACACTCAATTCGTAGCAATCGATGATCAGGGCAGCATTGAACTGTATGGCGAAAACTTTGTTTCTCTATCGCTAAATGTTATTGATGAAGATGAGCTGCAAATCTGGGGCGAACAAGTTTTCAACACGACTGTCACTAAACTTGTTAAAACTGTTGAAACACCAACCATTGACCGGTTAGGTGATTTGACGGAAGCAGCGGTAATTACACCTGGCACTTTGTTGCGCGTAAAGTTTGACAAGGACCAATTAGCAATCGACGAATATTACACCATCACTAGAGTAAATCACTCAATTGATGTCAATTCTTGGTATACTCAATTCGAACTATGGAAAGCAGCATAAATGGCATATAAAGTTTTTAGCAACGGTGATGCGCTCACTGGTGGCGAACTAAACACTTACTTGATGAATCAGTCGGTAATGGTGTTTGCTTCGGCTACTGCTCGCACAGCTGCATTACCTAGCCCATCAGAGGGCATGGTCACTTACCTTGAAGACACTAACGCTTTGTACCTTTGGACTGGTGCAACATGGCAGTCAATTGTTTCTGTTGTTGGTACTGGAAACATTTTGATTAACTCAAACTTCCTAATCAACCAGCGTTCTTATGTTTCTGGAACCGCTTTAGCATCTGGTGCCTATGGAGTTGACCGTTGGAAAGCAACATCTG